AGCAATTGATGAACAATAAAAAAAACAATAACGAATAAAAAACGAAATGGCAGCTAAAAACGACAACATAACGAAAAATCCATCTGAAGCCGGTAAAAAAGGCAACAAGCGAGTAAAAAAGAGAAAGACTATAATCAAAGAGAAACTTGGTTTGGATAATATCGAAGGTATGAAGGAAGATGTCTTAAACGTTTGGAATGATTTAATAACGGAAGGTACAAAAAAGGAAAAAATGTGGGCAGCTAAAGAAATGAGCAAATACATCTTCCCTCAAAAGAGAGAACATTCCGGGGAAATAAAAGAAAAAATAACAGTAACGATTAATTATGCCTAATGATAACACTAATTTTAGTTATTATAATATTTGTCATGCCGTCGTTTGAAAATATTGAAATAAACGGCAAAGTATATTACCAACCTCAAGACAAGCAAAAAGTTTTTCATAATGCAATTCTAAACAGGAACGAAAACGGGTACAGAGATTTTTTATACGGTGGCGCAGCGAGAGGCGGGAAATCTTATGCGTTGCGGTGGGAGGGGCATAGAAACTGTTTACAATATCCCCGCTTAAGAGGTCTGTTAATTCGCTCGTCCTTCCCCGAACTTGAAAGAACCCATCTTGCACAAATAGAATTTGATTTACCCCAGGAAATTGTAAACTACAACCAACAAAAACACGTAGCATCATATTTCAATAATTCAGTTCTTGAATTTGGTTACGGTACAAGGAGAGAGGATTTCCAACAATATCTTTCTGCCGAGTACGATTTTATAATGATTGATGAATTAACAACTATCCCCTTCGAGTTTAGTTATTTATTACGTTCAAGGTTGACAGCTTCGAGAAAAGAATTTATCCCTTTTTGGGCGTGCGCAACAAATCCGGGCAGTATTGCCCATATCGATGTAAGAAATTATTTCGTCAAGAAGAACAATTTAGATCCTGACAAATTTCCTAACTATGACCCTAACGAGGTGTTTTTCATACCAGCCACAGTATTTGATAACAAGGTTGTTTTAGAACGTGATCCTGGTGAGGTTTTGCGCTTAAAGCAGTTATCGAAGAAAGATCAACAGAAATTTCTTTACGGTAATTGGGATATATACGAGGGGCAATTCTTTGATAATTGGAACGCTGAAATCCACGTTGTCAAATCAAAGGATTATTTAAGCTATGAAGAAATTAAGGGGCTAAATGTTTTAGGTGGACTTGACTATGGCAATGTTACGGTTTTACTCTTAGGAGCGAAGGATTATAACGATAACGTAATAATTTTTGATGAATTATATCTTGAAAAAATTAGCCGTTCAAGAAAAATAGAACTTAGCAAAAAATTTCTTGATGACAGGGGATTAGACAAGACGACTATAATTGCAGATACCAATATGTGGATACCGGATGTTTTTGATATTTCTTCAAAAGAATCTCCGGCTAACGATTATCTTAATGCAGGAATACGTCTGATAAAAGTTAGCAAAGTTTCACCAGATAATAGGCGTTATAGGATAGCTTGTAACGATGCTGTGTATGACGCTTTAGATTTTCAGTATGATCCAGAGACAAATATATTCGCAAAGGAACCAAGACTGAAGATATATGAAAGGTGTAAGCACTTAATAGAGACTTTACCTGGTTTAGTTAGAGATGAAAAAGATTATGAGGATATAGAAGACGGGCAAAACGACCACGCTTATGATGCTGGGAAGTATTTGTACATGGCACTTTCCAGACCGAAAAGCAAACCAAAAGACGACAGACCTATATGGCTAAAAGAAATGGAAAAAGAAAAACGGACAAAAATCAACAATGATTTTATGGCTCTCTAAGGGGGGACTGAATTATGTACCAGAGAAAAAGAAACTTCAGCATAAGAAACGATGATTTAATTTACGATATAATGAGAGAGCATCAGAACTTATCGGGCATATTTAGCCCCTTGGTTGATAGGATGACCAAGCTATTTGATTTTACATGTGCAGAGTTGCAATGGGATGAGACGGTTAAGAACAAAATAAAAAGTGAGGGAAGACCGGCGAATAGTTATAATTTAATCAGAACCATTCTTAACGTAATATTTTCTGTCGAACTTGAGAACAGAAAACAAGGGATTGCCCGACCAAGAACTTCCGGCGATACTGAGCTTGCACATATATTAACAAAAGTCTTAAAATATTATATGTACCACGCAAGATTTAACAAAGCACAAAAGATAGTTTTTATGGATGCAGTGATAGCAATTTTTGGGGTTTATTATGTTGGATGGGATTTTAGGGGAGATGACGAAGTGGGTAAGTTAGTTGTTGAGCCATGCGACCCAAGAGAATTTATGTTTGAGCCAAATTTTGCGGATACTACTTGGGGAAACGCTGGTTATGTGATGCGTAAGCACTCGATGAGTGTTGAGGAAATACTTAACCGGTACGCCTTAAATGATTCTGAAATGCAAGAACAAATAATTGAAGAAGCTAAACAGTTCTATGACCAAGATGGCGTAAGTAAAGACAAGTTTATTACACGTAGATTAAAGGCATTGTTCTCGGCGGTCTATGAGACAGCAATGGGTTTTAGTTCTTCAAACGATAACGTTTACAGTAATCATCTGCAATGGTTTGATCCTCGTACAGGGAAATTCGACGTGTTGGAATACCACGAACAGCGAACAGAAAGAAAACTTATGGTGATGAATAATGAAGAAACTTCTCTATATGACATTACAGACCCGTATATATCGATGGTTAAAAGCAGAAATGACAAGTTTAGTTTTGATGGATTTAGGTTTGATGACAACGAAGCTGTGCAAGCAGTTAAGGAAAAATATCAATTAATTAAAGAACCAAAAATAGAATTAGTAACCCGCAGATATGTAACAGCATCAGTCCCATCTTTCAGAACTATAGTCAACGAAAAAGCATATCCCTTTGAGAGTGATTATTATTGCTACATTCCTCAGTATTGTTATGACTTACATGCAGACCCGTTAAAATCACAATCCGTGATGGATGATTTGTTAGACCCGCAATCGCATTTTAACAAAGCACAATCTTTGAAGTTAGAACTATTAGGCAGGTATCTTAACAAAGGTTGGATTATGGACGAGAACGCTATAGATGGGTTAGAAGATGACTGGACTACTCAAAGAATAGCGCCTTACAGACGTGTTAGAGCAGGTTACTTGAACATGATACGTCCCGAAGAAGGGCAGACGATAAGCCCAGATTTAGTAAGAGACCCTATAGAGACCCAACAACTAATGAAGGTGATCAGTAATGCAGATGATGAGATTAGAGGACAACAGGGTAGTGATGTTAAATCAGGTAAGCATTTCATAGCTAAGGAACAACGTCAAAGTAAGAGTTTTTCTTATATCCTCGATAACAGAGACCATTCACAAAGAGCCGTATATGAATTAGCGGTTAGTTTTATACAACATTTCGTAACAACGCAAAAAGTTTACAGAATTACTCAAGATGAAATACCAGAGATAAACGGGGTTGAAGAAGTAACTGTTAATCAAAGTAGGTTCGGCATAGACCAGAATACCGGAAGGATTATTGAAACGATAGTAAACGATCTTGATTCCGTTAAGTTCGACATAGAATTAAGCGATGAACCTTACAGCTTATCTGCTCAAGAAGATAGATACAGAAAATTAGGAGATGTATTTAACGCAGCTTTAGAAGTTGACCCACGCAAAGCGGACGCCATGTTGCCGATATTGGTAGAAGAAAGTAACACCCCATCGGCAGACAAAATATTGAAAGCATGGAAAGCACTTGAAGCCCCAAACCCTCAACAGGTGCAAATGCAACAGTTAATGATGCAAGTACAGCAGATCATGGCAAAATTAGGAGTTGAAGAAAAGCAAGAAGAAATTAAAGACAAGAAGTTAAGGAATCTTGAAACGGTTCAGCGTATGCGCCACGCATCTAAAAATAGTGTGCTTGGCATGTTGCAAAAACCGCAAATGACAAACTAAAAACAAATCGGAGAGAAAATGAGTACACCTGAACTTATCTATGAGTTGACGAAGTTTTTCTTTTCTAATGTAGGGCATTTTTTATTATTGATGTTATTTATATTAACCGTGAGAGGAGATGTAACAAAACTCATAATTAAAGTGAAAGACTTCTTTAAGAAACTAATCTTTAACTACAAGAACAAGTTCGTCCACGTAAAGCCACAGCCGGAATACCTCGATAGAGACACAAAGAAAATCCTTAACACAGACAGGGAGAAAAAGTCTTGATTACTAATTTGGTAATTAAAGATTGCGATAAAAAATTTGCTCAAATGGTCTACTCACTTCACAAAGCGTATGCAAAAAGATTGAGGTTTAATTTTGAGGCAAATTTTAGCGGTGATATAAGCGAGTTTAAGTATTTCTTTTCCAAAATGAACCCGGAAGATTTATACAACATAATAAAAGAAACATCGGAGACAAATTGAATAAAGGATCGCTATGAAAAGATTCTACGATTACAAATGTATAGCTTGTAACCACGTCCAAGAATACCACGAAGAATATGAGGACAGGAACATAGAACATAGTTGCCCGGAATGTGGGTGCGCTATGCAACGCAAGATAGGCGCACCTTTGTTTAGCTTCACCAAACGCCCTAAAAACTGGGACATGAAACACAGCACCCGCAGAGAGCTATGGAACAGTCCCGATCCAAAAGATAAGAGAGAATTGGTTTGAGAACTAAAGAAGAAATTCATAAGTATTGGAAGAACCCAAACGATAAGAATAATAACCCGGAATGTTATCTTGATAATGAAATAACTTTGTTGAGAAGTAAGTATTTATTTGAAGTGATAGACAAATATTTCCCATCAAAAGAAACGAAGATATTAGAACTTGGCAGCAACGTGGGGAGAAATCTTAATTATCTCTTTGAAAGAGGGTATAAAAATTTACTTGGCATAGAGATAAATAAAAATGCCATTGATATAATGAAGAAAGAATATCCCGATTGTGCTAAAGAGATTAGAATTATAAACAATCCAATAGAGCATATCCTTTCTCAATTAACAGATAATCAATTCGATTTGATTTTTACATTTGCAGTATTAGAGCATATCCACCCAGAAAGTGAATTTGTATTTAGCGAAATGGTAAGGGCATCTAAAAATATACTTGTTGTAGAAGATGAAAAAAGTAGTTCTTGGAGACATTGCCCAAGAAATTACAAAGAAATATTTGGTAAGTCTATGAGGGAAGTGCATAGCCAAAAATGCGGGAAGTTTAACGGACTATCAAAAAGATTCACAACGAGATTATTCGCAAAGGAGAATTGATGGGATTATTCACAGGAAAGAAAGTAGTTATCACCGCACCAGCTCCTCATATAACAGAGGTAAAGCAAGATTTTAGCGATTATGATTTTGTATGTAGAGTTAATGCGATGATCCCCTTGAGTGAAGAACTAATAGAAGCAACGGGAGATAGGGTTGACGTTTGGTTTCCGGCAAATAGTTTGTTAGAAAGACAACCGGAATTATGCCAATACCCTAAAATAATAAGAACTACTAAGACGGGGCTTAGTTCAGTTCCCCAAGAATATAAGAGTAAAGTAAGTATAATGAATAAACACCACGATAAGTTAAAGATTACTTTAGAGAGTACCCCGAATAGAGCGTTAAGGGCTATTGTTGACGTATTACTTGACTGTCCGGCTTTGCTTTATGTCACGGGGGTTACGTTCTACAAAACGGGGGGATACTATAAAACATACGGATGTTACAATGTAAACGATAAAGCGGAAACTACCAAAGGAGATTTTGGAGGACACTCACAAGAAAGACAGTTGGGATATTTTGTTAAAGAAATAGCTCATAAAATAAAAATGGATACAACATTAGAGAAGATAGTAAAAAATTATGGCAAACAAACCAATTGACATAGTTTACCCTTTAGGTGAAGGATTAAGTAATTTCAGAAACCAAGAAATAATGTTTTCCTTAAGGAGTGTTGAGAAACATTTAACGGGGTATAGGAATATTTTCATCATAGGATTTAAGCCAACGTTTTTGAATGAGAAGATTATCCATATTCCGCACAAAGATAACCCTTATTTCAACAAAGAACGCCGAATCATGGAGAAGTTTAAGAAAGCATGTTCGATACCGGAGATAAGCGATAAGTTCTTAATGTTCAATGATGATTATTTCTTCACTAAGCCGTTAAATGTTCAGAAAATACCTTACTACAACAAAGGCACTTTGGATGGGAGTGTTAAAAAAAGAAAGACAGGCAGTGTTTATAGGCATTCGTTAGAGAACACGTACAACGCATTAAAAGAGAAAGGTTACGGGACGAAGCATTTTGATATTCATTATCCTATGTATTACGACAAAAAGAAGTTCCCGGAAGTAATGGCTATGTACGATTGGGAGAACGCACGAAACGGTTTTGTGATAAAGAGTTTGTATGCTAATACATTAAAGATAAAAGGCGTTTACAGACACGACTGTAAAATAATGGGTTTGGTTACAAAGAAAGAAGAAGTAATTAAACAGATAAAAGACTACGACATGTTTAGTACATCTGAAATAACAAGAGCAATCATAGGTATATTGAGAGAAATGTACCCGGACAAAAGTATTTATGAAGTGTAAAGTAATATGAAACAAAGTGAAAAACAGTTATATTTGCAATAACAGTTGAGGGTTTATGAAAACACTACTATTACTTACTTTCCTTTTTTGTTCAATCTTGACGGCACAGTCAAAGCCAAATGTAATTTATGCCGGAGGAGATACGTCTATAACTTCAAAGAGAATTGAAGGTCTTACAATAGGGCGCACAATACAATTCCATCGCATAGATAATTGGGGTTATAGAACTATGGTATTAACAGACAACATGGACACAATAAGAATCATAATCGACAAAGACACCATCTACACAAAAGAATATTATTTGAAGGAATTTATCAAACGTTATTTTAGGATAACAGAACGGGAGGAAAAGGAATGAAAAAAAATAGAATATCCCCGTGGCAAAAACTAAAAAAAGAAAGAGACGATGCGATAAAACTGAACAAACAATTTTATCAGGCAATATGGATGGCGAAAACGGAAGCTGGGTTTGAAACTGGATATTGCCCGATACCATTGATGGGTAGAGAAGAAAGGCGAGTGCCGTTAAATGATGCTGAATATTTTAGAAACATTATTAAAAATATTCCTATAACGAGCAAAGATTTTGAAGGAACAATTTACCGATGATAGTGAACCAAAATTTTCCGGCATAAGAATAACAGATTATGAATTAAAGTAAACAAAAATGAATTTGGGTACTTGCATTTAAGTAAAAAAAAATACATTTTACAGTTGTTAATTGATGACCCTTGTTAAAGGGTGAGACCAAACGGTAATCTAATAAAACAGAGCCGTAATTCCCAAAGCGGGAGTTACGGCTTTTTGTTTTTAAACAAAAGTTGGAGTAAAAGATGGCTGATAAAACAGCGAAAGAAAGAGTAATTGAAAAGTTTAACCTTGCCGAAGATATAAGGGGAGCTAAAATTAAAACATCTATTTACCGAGTAGAACACATTGACGGCAAGTATAAAGCGGACTTTGAGATTAACGGACTACCGAGGGAAAAGACCAACAAAACTTTTGACTATCCAGACACCAGTAAAACAATCCCCAAGATATTCAACAACCCAAGCGAATTTACTACCTATACTGAAAAATTCTTTTCAATGAGTGATGAAGATATAATTAATTTATGTAAAGAAACAAAATAATCGGAGAAAAAATGGACAGCGACATTAAATTAAACAACGAGTACAATCCAGATTCTAACGAAATTGACTTTATCGAAGAAGATAAAAGAATTGATGTAATAAAAAAACTAACCGACCCGGAAGAAATAACAGCCACACAGGAATTATTAGAAGAAAAATATGATGCGCCCGAAGAGGAGACCGCATCAGAGGAAGCAGAACCCAAGAAACCCGAAGATACGAGTAAGGTTGAGGATACTTCTGGAGAATCAAAGGATAAAACCGAAACTAAGACCGACGAGGAACTTAAAAAACCGGAAGGTGATAAAGGGTTTATTCTTACAGATGAAGTAATACAGAAACAACCCGAAAACGTAAGGGATATTCTAAACAAGTATAAGGACAAAGGGAAAGATGATTTAGCAAAAGCAACGGCTCACGCCATTGCTGCAAAAACACCTTACCTAAAAGATGATGAAACGGCTATTAGCGCAATAACCGAGAAGATCAAAGTCTTGTCTGATGACGAGTTATTGAAAGCCCTTATAGACACACAAAAAGTAATCGGCGTGAACGAACAGCCGGACAAACCCAAAGAGGAAGTACAAAAACCCGCTAAGGTTGAATTGCCGGAAATCCCGGACACCGAAGAATTTAAGCAAGCTATGAATTCGGAAGTCTATAAGAAGTTAAAGAAAAAGTACCCGGATATGCCTGAGTTCAATTCAGACGAATTCAAGGACTGGGAAGTAGACTTCAAGGATAGAAGCGGTTTGATTGGAGAAGGTAAGTTTGTACGTGATTTTGAATTAGCTGAGAACGAAGTTAAAGGCGAGTTACAAAAGGTTATTTATGCACAGACCGGATTAAAAAACCTTTGGGTAGAATCACCGACTGAAATTTTACCAATACTGAACGAAGCTAATCTTCCTAAGCTAAAAGATTTGAACGATAACTTTGTAGAAGTGAATAATAAAGCACTTCAAGAAGAAGTAGAGACAATCAAGGAAGAATTAGAAAAGTACGGTGTAACAGAAAAAGATTTAGGTATTGACATGACGTTGACTAAAGATAAAAACGGTTCTTTGTATAATGAATACTTGAACTCGTTGATGTTTGCAGGCGATCAACCAGACCCAAATGTAATTAAACGAATTGGTAAAGTGCCGTTACTAAGCAAAGGACAATTAGCCGAAAAATTGATTTACAAGAATAATCTGAAAATAATGAATTTTCTTGTAGACAATAAAGCTAAAAATCCAAAGCAGAAATTGAAAGATTAAAAGAAGACAACTTAAATACTATGGGAAGTTCTAAACCGGCGAATATAAAACCGATTGTGCAACCGGATAAAATTAGAAGTATAACTAACAAAGACACTATAGGGAAGGTTCTTGACGATATAGAATCCAAGTATTAAGGCAGTCTTAAAAGACTAATTAACTAAAAATTGTAATCTGATAAAAAGGAGCAATTATTACCCATAAGAGACGGGTGTAATTGCTTTTTCGTTTTTAAAGGAGTAGAGAAAATGGGATTAATAAATGATGATTTGAGAATGTACCGTGATGCGTTGTCGCAAGAACTTAAACTTTCTCAGTGGTATCCAGACTCAAAATGGGCTTCTATGATAGGTCATATTGGCGGGACTGATGCAAACGGTTATCCAAAGTCTGTTAGTTATGGTAGCGTACAGGCAAAAACAATTAAAGGTACGGGTAAACCTATTGAAATGTTGACATCCTTAGACTTTCCTGGCGGATGGGCTATTGATGTTCCGGTAAAATTACCTTTGAGACAAAAACCGATTTACGGTGATAAACAAGCCAAAGATAACGAAGAGGATATGAATTGGGTTTACATGCGTGGTTTAATAAACCAAGTAAGATACCCGGTTAAAACCTCTGATGGTCTTATGGGTGATCAAGCATTAACTCCAAAGAGATTAATGCAAATATGGAAAAATGTTAAGTCTGAGATTCAATCGGTTAACCAAAGATGGCAAGGGTATGCTCCTTACGATGCTATATATCGTGGATTCTCTGATAACTTATTCGACGACCCGATAAACATAACACAAAAGTCGCATCCTAATTGCTATGTAGCAGGTTATGGTAGAGTACCATTCAATTCCGATAATGATACTTATGAAACAGCTATTGTAGCTCAATTGAATAATCTTGGTGCAGAAGACGGTCTGACAGTGCAAGCAATTAGAAACCTTACATATTTTGGTTCACATCACATGATTGTTCCAACGGTAGCAGGCAACAAACCAGTAAGAGGTATTTTATTTGTTAATGATGCCCAGATGGTTCAATTAGCTTCAGACCCATTGTTCGAAAAAATGGCAATAGCACTTATTACAGCAGATGGTGAAAAATCACCATTCTTTAGCGGTTTCTACGAAGCATACTTAATTGAAGGTGTCTTGATTCTTGCCGATACAAATAATCCAGGTGTATTGATTAGCGGTGATTCCGGTTATGATTCTTCAAGAGGAATTATCAACTATGGTAATGTTAATCCTTTAGAGAATCCGATTCATGCAAGTGATATTAAAATAGCTGCTTATGTAGGTGCATCCGCAATACTTGGCGCACACACAGTACCGTTACAGTTTAAGAACAGAACAGATGACTATGATAACATTAGAGGCGAAGCCGGACGTACTGTAATCGGTTACACAAGAGCCGACAGATATGATCACGATAATTTCCTCGCAGCAAGTGAATTTCTTGGTAATACAAGTTCTCAAATACTCTTTACCAAGACACCGAATTCACCAACATGGTCTTCTGGATCAGGCAGCGAAGTTTAATTAATGATTAATAAACATGCCCCTTAAGTGGGGCAAAGATAAAAAAATATTAAAGGAGTATAAAGATGTCAACTAAAACAGGAAAAAGAGCAAATTGGTCAGGGCTTTATGTATCTGATAGACCTCGTGATTTGTTAGGATTGACCGAAGCGCAAGAAGAAACGATAGATCAGTTTATTGGTTTCGTTGGTAAAAATCAAGACGGTGAAGTTAAAAATGCAAATCTATTAATTTTTACTGGTACAAGCGCACCAACAATAACTGATTATGCCAATACGCCGAAGGGTACGATTATTATAGCACCATTCTTAACACATTCGCTAATCTATGTGCATAAATCTCAATCTACACCCGCAGTGGTTGGTGATTGGGAAGTGTTCACAGCCGCAACGGTAACTTAATTCTCAATTGATTAATTAAAACCGCCTCTTAGGTGAGGCGGTAAACTTAAATAGTTAATTAACAATCGGAGAATTAAATGCCAAAATTGGTAAGTAAAATAGATATTCAGTTGAATATACCTCCTAAGATGCGTGGTATTTTCCCAAATGAAGAAAGACTTATAATTGATTTAAGAGCAGGCGAACCAACTGAAGTTCCTAAATATGTTTTGGACTATTATACGAAAAATAGACCACATGTTTACCGGGATGCTAAAAAGTCTGAACCGGAAACAGAACACGAAGAGAAAGCAACGCCTAAGCCAAAATTCGACCCATTAAAATTTCTTGAAACGTACTATAACCAAATAGAAGAAGGGATTCAAACGGTTAGCGATTGGAGGGACTTATTAAGTATTGCAAAAACACTTGGGCTAAAAGGTGCGCATAAACAAACCAAAGAAAGAGTTATTGAAAGAATAATCCATGATGTGGACGTAAAAAATGCTCAGCGAGAAAAACTTGATAAGCATGAGGACTCTAAATAATGGATAACAGGAATAACTATTTATACGGGAGAGTTAGGAATGAGTTAGACCTTAGAGATATTAGTTCAGAGCGAATACTCCCGGCGGATATTTATGATGCTTTATCTCAGGGGCAAAGACAGATTTTTGCAAGGATAGGCGGGATAGAGAAACGATTTAAGATTAACCTTTCCGAAGGTAAATCTGAATACGGACTTGTGCCGGAATATAATCTGAGTTCAAGAATAATAGGGTTTATTACTCCCTCAACTTGGACATATAAATTAAACTATGTTGAAGAAGGTAAGTGGAGCGAAGTTGTAAAAGAAAGTATAAGTGTAAGCCAACCTATTTATGTAACGCTGTTTGAGAACAAACTAATATTTTACCCATCCCCTACGATTACAGGCGAACAAATAACAGTTCTTGCAAAAATAAAATCACCATCAGAAAATATAAGTAATACGGAAGAGCCAATTCTTGATGAAGAATGGGACGATGCTTTAGAATATTACGCTTTATACAAGTTACTTAAAGAGGAAAGTTTTTTCGGAAAGTTTGAACATCAATTAAAAGAAATTAAGAACTCAACATCAAACAAAGGTTATCCCTTACAAAGATCGAGCGTGTGGTAATGGCAACACCTAAAATAAATATTATCAGTTTGAGTTTTGCACGTCAGATAAACGACAGTAAAACAAGTGCCAATGCTGAGTTCACCGCAGGGACTGAGAACGGGAAAGTATTGAGTGCTTTGCAGAGAATGGAATTTATCAATAAGGCAATGTTTGAGTTGATAAACATTTATTGGAAAGAATCGGGGATGGATGTGAAATTATTAGCAAGGATGTTCCCGGAATTAGTAGCTCTTAGAACAGGTACTACAAGTTCGGTAGGTGTATATACTATAGCAAATCCTAATCTTGATTTTTTCCAATTGATAGAAGTTGTAGCTGATGGTAAATATGCAGGTGTAGCTCCTAAACATTTATACCATGCTTCCGTATCTGGTGCAGAGCAATTCAGAGCAACGGCAGATAATCCAAAAGCATTTGAATTTGGAGGCGCAATTTATCTTTTACCGGCTGCAAGTTTTAACACAAAGGGTTTGAGTTTCACAATGATAAAACAACCGTTAAACCCTACTACAGGAGCTTGGTTAACTCAAGGCGGGGACTATGATTCGCCTTTTTACGATACGTGGAATCAAGACATAGTACAAATAGCAAAGAAAATCTTTTTTGAAGAAACAGGACAGTTGGAGGGTTAGAAATGAATAGTGTTGATTATACCTTGAATGATGCGATAAGTTTTTTGAGGATTTCCGTAGGACAAATAAGCCCGGAAAAAATAGTAGATCAACAGATAATAGACGCAATACATTTAGGTACGTGTGAAGTTGCTCAATTATTATCTGAGGTTAAATTAAACGATTATGGGACGAGTGCTACATTAACGGTTGCTAACGATGCAGCGAGTATTTCAAGTTTGGCAGTACAGAATATCATTAAGATAGTTGACTCTACAAACGGGCTTTGTATTCCTAAGAATCAAAAGCAATTTGATGAGATAAGATTATCACCTCAAAATTTAGCTAATGTGTTCTGGGTAAGAAACGGAAATACGATAAATTTTTACAAAGGTAGTTTAGGAAGTTACGGCACAGTTACTATTTGGTATAATGCTGTACCTTCTAAAGTTACTTCAGGCTCCTCAAACCTAACCATTAAAGACACCTATGCAGGAATAGTTTTAAGGAAAGCAAGGATTCATTTATTCCAACAGTTAAATATTGTGCCTCCGAAATCTTGGGAGCAGAGTGTGAACAATACTATTACCAGAGTGCGTAAACAATATATGGACACGTTGGAAAGTAAGAAAAGTAGTGCAACGAGGAGGAAATAATGCCATCGATAACAAATTTAAGTTCTTACACGGTAAGCCGTGCAATAGGTTATATGAGAGGGATGCTCGATGAAGTAGCTCCGGGTAAATTAGACCAACTTCCTCTTGCAATGTACTTAAACCTTGCTCAAATGGAAGTAGCTCTATTAATCAACAGTAACAGATTACCGGATTATGGAGAAACCCTAACAATTAAAAATAGTGCTTCGGGTGCAGGTGAGGTTGAATTATCTGTTAGCGGTACAGATCCGACTTACGGATATGCAAATATAACCGTAGACGCTTCGACGGCTAAAATAAGAATAGACAATGTTGAAAGAGTTACCTACATCCCGGCAGAAGGCAGTCCGATAGCATGTAAAGAAGTTAGCCCGGTAGACTTTGAAGGATTAACAGGAAATACGTTAAAGGCAGGCGGAGTTTACTATTATTATTTCGGTGGAGTTGTTTATGTGAAGAATTTAGTCTCAGGTATTACTCAAGAATCTCATTGGGGTTCGTTAAAAGTTTACTACAACAGATACCCGGCTAAATTAAGTGCGGATAATGCGGATAGACTTGGCGATACTTTAGATGTAAGAGACGGCTATGTAAGAGCAGTTTTAGATAAAGCGATACTATTCGCTTTAGAAGAACTCCAGGTGCAAATGCCTGAAGAAGCAAGTGAGAGCGTTAATTCACTTATTGAACAAATATCACAAGCGCAGACAGCAGAGACAAGTTTTATAAACACAGTAATGAGTTAAAATGCAATGGTTAAGACGGTTAATCAGATTAATAAAAAGATTCTTCTTAGGTAAAATGGAAATAGAATTCAAAAATTATACAGGTTTCCAAGAAAGTGTAACGCCGGATAAAAACGGATGTACAAAATTATATACCTATAATGTTGACCCAAGAGGTAGTAGAAAGGGTTCGCTTATTTTATCCCCAAAGATTGAGACTCATTTATCGAGACCGACTTCAGATACTCTTACCGACACTACCGACTTAGGTTTTTTCAATATGTATGTAACTCAATTTGGTGAATCTAAGAACGTAACATTTTTAATTCAGAAAGGGACTGTAAATAGAATAACGGGTTCAGGTGCAAGTATAACTACAAAAGATACAATAGCCGTATGGATGTACCCTTATTATGTAGCTGGTAGCGGATGGGTTAATGCTTGGCATTGGCTCAATAAGATGGAGATTACAAAAATAACAAGTGTAGGCGGATCGCTTAACCAGTTATGTGAAATTACAATTTTCGGAGATAGTCTTACTGTCCCTAACGGTTCAACTGTTTATAATGTAACAAAAGACGAATATGCAACGGTACTTGATAACGCATCGATGGAATCTTTCACTATTTCAAGAACTATTAAAGAAACAGGGAATTGGGCTGAGAACGATACTGTAATATTCCAAGATCAGTTTACCCCTTTTGACAGAATGGAAGCAAACGCAGACGCAAGTTTTAATGATGTTTCTTTTCATAGTGTAGCAAATGATATTCGTGTAGGATTCGGAGGATATTTAAATAGACTTGGAATTGGTGTAGGACATAGATATAAATTTTTTAACATACACGCAATTACAGGCACGAGCAGTTCTACATTATTAAATAATGCAAGGAACATAGATAGATTTTTAGTAAATGCCTTTAATAATTCCGTAGCGGAAGACACGTTTAATCTTAGTGCTTCGTTATTAGATTCTTCTTATGGCAATACTCCTTTCCCATCAGACGCAAGGACTTTATATCTAAAGGTTACGGCAGTCTTAGACAATTATCAAGAGTTTGAAATCCCGGCAAGTACTAACTTCCCGGTAGGAGATGAAAACCCTTATTATTTCTTGTATAATAATCCTAAAGCTGTCTACGCTTTGAATGTTTCTTTTAATATGCACTTCGCAACCTTAAATAAAAGGATTACCCATGTAAGATTTTATATAGCAACAGGCGAAACTATGTATATGCCTCTTGAGGATGAAGGTAGCCAATATGTATCTAAGAGAAAAGAAGGTTATGTATTAGTAAGAGAAGTTGAAGTCGCTAATTCAGAAAGCGCAAAGGGTATTTTCACATTAAACGGATTAAGCAGGTTAGCTTTACCTCCTTTTAATATAACCTATAATATGTATACGGGTAATCAAGGAAGATTACAAGATAATACAGGTTACATCCCGACAACGGATTATTTACAATCTTGGGACAAAGCAGTCCAATCGGGGAGTGAAGTTTTTTACATAGGCGGGTTTTTAGGGGAAAGATATACTAATAAAGTTTTTGTATCTCATCAGAGTGAGGACGCACCAACGCCGGATATAGCAACAGGTACAAAGTTTGCGGATGCTGAGAGGAGAGACGGCGACGATATAATTACTGCCGAGATTTTACAGACAGGGCATATCGCTTTATTAAAGCAAAATTCGATTCAAGTATTAGACAGAAACACGTTACAAATTTCCGATATTATGCCAGGAACGGGGTGTGTTGCTAAGAACGGAGTAATAAATTTTGGTGATAGGATAGTCTTCCCTTCGAAACACGGGATTTATACTTTTGACGGAATCCGGTTAGTAGATATTTCGGATGGATATTTTAGCGGAACATATAGCGAAGGTTCAACTTACCATAGCACGATAACAGCAGTAAAAGACCCTTTACAAAATTCATTTATAATGAATTGGAGTGGAGGTAATAAATTTTTATTTGTTCCGGGTAAAGGATGGTTTCAGTTTGCCGATTCTAATAATGTAAAACAGTACAGACTTAATAATGACGATAATCTTATTTACGGATTAACCGATAACGGAATAATAAAAATAACCAATACGAGAGAAGCGGGATCAACGCTAAGCCCTTATTTAAGTTGGAACAGCGTTGAAATAAGCAATGCTACAACTGAAGAATTGAAAGATGTTGACAGATTTTTAATAACATATTTTTGGATGCAGTACAGCAGTCCAAAGCCCATATCGTTAATAATTTATCTTGACGATATATCGACTAATCCAATCACATTAACATTCCCGGCAACCACAGCAATTATTTCGGGAGAGGCAGAAATAGGACGACAAGTGGAGGTTCATAGAATCCCGGTTAAAGCTGGTTCAACGTGCAGAAAATTTACTCACAGGATTACGTTAGGTCTTACAAGCGGTGATAAATACTTTGAACTATTATCTCACGGCGTAGGACTTGAGCCAAGAAAAGTTGGGATATGGGGTAGATGATGAGTTTTTCGAGGGCGCATAAATTTTCCGAATATGATGAATTGGATATTAAAAAACTTGAAGCTGAGTTTGAGGGAATAGCAAGATTCTTAAACGTAAGCGTGATACCAAATTTAGAAAAAGTAGTTAAGCAAGAGAAAATTCAAACGGGTACAACAGGCGAACCAAGTAACCCGGACTCTGAAGGACAACACGGTGGGATTGACAAATTAGTCAGGTATAGAAGTGCAATGCTAAGTAGTGTTGCTCAAGTAGCTCAAGAAAACTTATACCCGATTATAGGAATGAAAAAAACTTTAACGAAAGACGATATAGGTGCAAATGTTTTAGTAGGGTCTGTACCTCAAGGATATACGATTAAAAGATTTTACTGGGATATAAAGGAAGGTTTTGAGGACAATAAAATAAAAATAAATGATGGTGAAAAAGATATAGTAGCAAACGGAGAAGACGGAAGTTTTCAAATGGTTGATTTATCGATAGAAAATCTTGGGGATGCACCGATGAATTACGAGTATTTAAGTCCGGCAGTTCTTACGGCAACCATAGAAGGAGCAGAGAGCGAAACGGGAGAGGTTGAATTGATTTTTGATTTACAAAAGATTCAGAAGTTATAAGGAGATGTGAAATGTTATTAACACCATATATGGATGACGATGGAAACCTTGTTGTAACACAGGGAGAGACTTTTGTCTATGCTTTGAATAATATAAAAGAAGACAATAATCTGATAGATTTTACTCAAGGTTGGTCTGTGGAAATGCAGGCAAGGACTGATGGGGAGACTTTGTTACTTGATTTGAGTTCTACAGGCGGGGAAATCATACTTGGAAACGGAACAATAACCATATCGGAATCAGCAAGTGCTATGAGTTCTTTGCCTGTAGGCACTCATAGGTACGACATAAAACTAACAGACCCAGACGGGAATGTTACACATTGGTTTAGGCGGAAAAGGTTTAAGGTGTTGAGGAGAGTTACGCAGTGATTACGTTCACCGTAGAAAATAGGATATTGAGTGTTACGCCTGAGAATATTGCCGGGGAGGTAAATGTATTTACAACCGATTCGCCTGAAATAAGCTTGCAAACAATAACAAAGGAAATAACATTTGATGTTATGGCAGGCGGGACAATAATAAATAATATTGTTGGCGGTGCAACATTAGAACTTCCTTTCACTTTTGAAGATTGGTCTTTGGGGTCTAAGAAGATAGGTAAGGCATTGGGAGGTCTAAGGGTTGAGAAGACATCGACTGAAGTAACAGAATTATTCAACGGTGGAACGATAGTAATAGGTGATGCAGACGCACACGGTAGACTTGCAGCAGCAGCAGATATAAAATTAAACCAAGTGAAAAGGTTTCACACAGAACCAGATCATAAGTACGAAACAGACACAGACATATACGTTTATTTCGAGACCGGGACTCCGACACAGGGCGAGGGTACGGTTATAATTTATTTGCGGTAATAGGAGATAGGATATGAGCTTACCAATAATTAAAAAATTAGACGGAACTTCTGAATCAAAGTTCTTAGTAGGTAGTGTAAACATTAAAGACAGTACTGGGGTTGCCGAAGTCAGAAATGCAGGTGATACCGATTACGGGGTGTTGCGTGCTAAGTCTATTCAGGCATCAAACGAATTAAATGATGTAGCTACTCTTATAGATGTTATGGATAAGGTAATTCAATTTAGCTTTGATGGAGCAAGTGCGCCAGCAGCAGGCACTAACACAAATAAGTATGGATTCTGCCATACCACGGGTGGAAGTTATACGGCTAATGATGTTGTCTATGACGATGGCGATTCATTAATTAAACTACCACGAGACGTTGTAAAATTAATAGTTACGACCTCGGCAGTAAGTGGAACAGTTTCCTTAGACCCCAACGGTATCTATGGATGGAACGGATCGGCTTACGAACTTAAAGGCGATGGCGGAGCGACAAATACTGGAAAGATTCTTAATATCAAAGTAGCGTGGGATTTTGAAGATTCAACTGTTGATAGTACTACCTCTATTCCCTCCGGTGCAGATGTAATAAAGACTGTGTTATATGTAACGACCGCTTTAAATGGTACAGCTCCAAAAGTGAATGTGAAAGTCAATGGTTCGACACCTTTAACTATTCTCGCCGATGATGACTTTAACGTTGGTGAAGCTAAACAATACACATCGGAAGAAGAGTTCGCAGTAAGCGGTGATAATGCAGGGGTCGTAAGAGTAACAGTAACGCCAAGCACTTCAGATGCGGGTGCAGGCTATGTAAGAGTCTTTTATACAACAGCACATTCTTAAAGGATAGATAAATGGCTAAAGATGTTGTAAGTAAACAATTAGCAACTGAGAATATACCTCTTAGTTATTTAGACACGGACGAAGACTTAACAGCCGATTCCGACTTGAAAATACCGTCGCAAAAAGCAATTAAAGCTTATGTTGATGCTACGGCAGGCGGTGGAGAAGGATTTAATCCCCAGACAACTGTTGAAATAATGGAAGACTTTGTTGGAGGCAGTAACACTGCGAAGAATATAGGGTCTTTGGGTTGGAACATTACTATTGGTGGTGGAGGCGGGATTGCCAACGGTTTAGTATCTGGTGAAATGGAAAATAATGTTCTTGGTACGATACAAATTGATTCTGGAGCAGAAAACAATGGAACAGCGATTACTCTGGAAAACGCTGTAAATCAGTGCCCTATTTATTATGCTCAAGGTAATATGACAACTATAATAAGAGTCAGGAATATTCAGGCAGCCGATGCTAACACTACATTAAGAATAGGTCTCGTTACTTATGCCCGCACAAATAATGACGGTGTTCAGCATGGAATGTATTTTAAAGCTACTGGGACAGGGAATTGGTATGCAGTAACGGCAAATGCCGGCATATTAACAACGACAGATACGGGAATAGCTCAATCGACATCTTATAAACAGTTTAAAATAGTTACCAACTCAAATTGTTCATCAATCGCATTTTATATTGATGGCGTTCTTAAAGCAACACATACAACTAATCTTCCGACAAAATCTCTATCTGGTTATTTACAGATTGATAATGCAGCAACAACGAGTATGAAAATGAATGTTGATTATTTTTATTTGAAAGTAACCGGATTAACGAGGTAGCCATGAGCCAACTAATTGAAAGTAAATTAAATCAAATAAAATTACTTGAAGAGCAGATGTATACAGATATTCGCTCCAACATTGAAGTGGTAGTTGAAGGTAATACAACAACCGAGATCATAGCGGATTGGAAGCGGAGTGAAATTGAAGATACATACTTGCCACAAATAGAATTGCTTAAGCAAGAGATTGTTGAGATAGAAGCTAACCCGCCTCACCCGCTTGAAACTTTTAGCAATGTTAACTTGCTTAATGAATTGCAGTCTGAAGAAATCTTAAGCAAAGTTAACGAAGAAGATTTAGAGGGCGAACAATTAGATACTTATAAAAAGGTCTATAATCGTAAGCTAAAATTTGAAGTGAGAAAAGAATTTGTAAAAGAGGTTGGAGATTTACCAGACCAGTTAGCAGATGTTGATAAGCAAGTGCAAATGATTACTCCTATTGCGGTCAGGGTATTTATGTTCAATTTAGCTTTATTAAACAAATTGCATGAATTAGAGTTGATAGACAAAAATGCTTTCCTTTTAGATTTGGAAAACGATGGGATTATTGACGAAGAACTTATAGGTAAATATGAAACGTTTGGTTCTAATTATCTGGGGGCAATTGAAGCGGGTATATATGAAGATAGAGTAGATGTTGAACCAGACGAAGAAGTGTTGGTCAATGATGTAATGCTTAAGAATATAAAGAAAGGTAATCTTGCAAAAACTTACATAGAAAATAAAAAGGTTTAATAATGTACAAAGCGAACTCGATAGTATTAAGTAATAATAAAAATAATGGTCTGTTTTCTGTTTCACGTTGGATAAGGTTCTTCACAGGCAAAGCATATGACGGAGTTGAACTAACTCATTCCATGTTTACTATGGGGATTGATTTTAATTCCAGAGAGGAACAGGTTTTTTCAGCCGAACCCACGATGTCAATTTTACCTTTCAGCCATTTTAAGAATAACCCTAATATAGATTATATGATTTACGAGTGGGTGGGAGTCCCGGAAGACTTTCTTAGTGAAATAGCTTACCACTTATATGATAAGTACGTTGTAGAGAGATACGCTAAGTGGCAATTGTTAGGACACATCTATCGTTGGTTTATGGAAAAGGTTTTTAGACAAAAGAACATGATTGAGAGACCTAATTTTTTCCCAAATGGGAATGTATGTAGTGAATTATGTATGCGGTCAATAAATATGATATTGGAAGTTTTTTTTGAAGGGATATTTAACAAAGTGAAAAAGTGGAATGTTAATTCCGTGAATCCCTTAGACATATATAAATTAATTCAAAAACACCCGGAAAATTTTAGATTGGTAGAAAAGCGGGGATTTTAGTACGGAGATTGGCTATGGAGAAGATTAAATCACTATTCCCTTTATGGTTGTTAAATCTTGGTGTAATTACAGCGACAAGTATTGGTGAAACTTTGAACTTTATCGAACAGGTATTAAAGATCGGGTTACTGGTATTAACAATTTATTTCACTTACAGAATAGGCAAGAAAAAATTAACAGAAAGAAAAGGGAAAGATGCAGATACAGATATTAAACCATTATAGGAGGAAAAATGAATAATCTACTTTATAACAACTTAGGCGACTGGGGTTTATTACTTATTCCCTTTGTTGCGGGAATTTTTACAAGTTTTGCAACTGGTTTTTTTGACACAATAACGCCGGAAAAAATTAAGAGCAAGGGGATATTATTACTTGTTTCATTTGGTATCGTGTTTTTAATAATGAACATATTCCCGTCATATTATACAGGGGAGATATACGAATATATATTCTGGTATATAATAAACTTATCGGTAGCGTGGTTGTATTATAAAATATTAGGCAAATATACTGTTGATTTAGTTTTTAGAAAATTCAAACAACAATTAAACGACAAGGTTAAGAATGTCGAATAAGCATTTATTATTACTCGCAATATTAGCTTTGTTTGTGTTCTCTATAATAGGGAATATACTTAATTATTGTAATCCTCCAGAACCTATAGTCAAAGAAACTATAAGAACTGTTACTAAGACAGACACCATAGTTCAAGTAAAGCCGTTTTATTTGACTAAGATTAGTTCAAAACTTGACACTATATATATAGATAGTAAACCGATAACAACGGCAACAGCCGACACCCTAATTAAAGAAGATTCCAGTTCTATAAGGATAACTTACTTCTTTCCTCCGGTGAATAAGTTTGACGTAAATATGAAGATAAGGGAAAGAACTATAACAAGAATCGATTCAATATTTAAGACAATAGAAAAGACACTGCCCTATCAAGAATCATTCTTTGATAGATTTAGCGTATCGGTACAAGCCGGATTAGGGCAAGGATTAATCCATAAGAACATAGACGTTTATTATGGAATAGGAATCTCATACAAAATAACGAGTCTGTTCAAATGAACTCCAAAGAACTTTTAGACTTCATACTGAAAAATCAAGGTGATTATGAACGTTGTTTATATACAATCGAATCAGAACTATTGCTCCGACAAATACACACACTTGCTACAAATGATAGAAAATATGAACGAATTGACAAAGAATATCCTATTGTTAGACTTACTACTGATGAAAGCAAGGTTGAAGGGTGTAAGTGTAGAACATCTGATAAAGGAGAAAGAGGATGCTATTAGTGAATTTAAGTCTTCCGTACAATTACATGGGTGATGCAGTAGAAACATGTAAGAAGTTCAACATAAATACAAAGCTAAGACAAGCGCACTTCTTTTCGCAATTAGACCACGAAAGCGGAGGGTTTAGAAGTTTAGAAGAAAACCTAAATTATTCGGCAACTGGTTTAATGAAAACTTTTGGTAAATACTTTCCCGATAAATCAAAAGCATTAACGTATGAGCGCAAACCGGAAGCCATAGCAAGTTTAGTTTATGGTAATAGATTAGGCAACGGTAATGAAGCGTCGAGAGAGGGATGGACATATAGGGGACGTGGGTTTATACAGTTGACGGGAAAAGATAACTACAAATCAGCATCAGAATATTTCAACATAGATTTAGTTAATGATCCCGATAAGGTTAAAGAAATGCCTTTTCAAATTAGCGGGTGGTTTTGGTTTAATAAGAATCTTAATTCGTTTGCAGATAAAGGAAGCGATATAGAGACTATTAAATTAATTACTCGAAGGATTAACGGCGGGTACAACGGATTAGAAGACAGAATAATAAAGTTTAGGAAGTATTATGGTTTATAAATTTATACCCGGTGGGTACTATAATACACAAAACTAAGTAAAATAAACCCGATGGGGTACAATATGAAAGATGAAAACATAAAACACGTTTGTCAAGATTGCGGAAAAAAGAATAATTGGGATCAGTTTTCGGTTTCTACTTGGTATATAGGAATTTGTGATATATGTAAACAACAAAAATCTGTAACACAATTTAGGGATTTTTTCTATGGAAGAAAAAGACAGAAAGAAATGCGACTCGGTGGAAAAGCTAACAAAGTTAGGAGTTCCTCTTGATTCTGCATTAGTTATTAACGGAGTAAGTAAAGACCTTTATCAGCAATATCTTAATGAAAAGTTAAAAGAAGATATACCGGATGTTTTGAAAGATATATTTAAGTAAATATTTATTAATAAAACGGAATAACTTATGCCAAAAGAACCTGGATTAAAAGGTCAGACGATTATAAAGTATCTTACTGAAAACCCCGAAACACCTACCACTACTTTATCAAGGATAATTTACAAGGACAACCCATCATTATTTAAGGACAGTGAAACGGTACGTGGTTTAATCAGATGCTATAGAGGCGCACATGGAGATAAAATATATGCTAAGGGTAAGTTCAATAGGAAAGTAGAAAAACCATTCTCATTCCCTAAATTGCCTGAAGGGATAACAAGTCTTAATGATTGGCATTTAGTCAAAATAACCGGAGATTATAAAATATTATTACTTGGTGATATACATATCCCTTATCACTCAAAAAGCGCAGTTGAAATAGCTGTTAAGGAAGGATTAAGAAGAAAGATAGATTTAATTTTACTCAACGGCGATATAGCTGATATTTTTTCATTAAGTAAATGGGAGAAAGACCCACGTCAAAGACAATTTGATAGAGAACTTGAAACGTGCATTCAGTTCTTTGAATGGTTAAGATATAAATTCCCTAAGGCACGAATAATATTTAAGAAAGGGAATCACGAAGAACGATATGAAAGTTATATGCAGATAAAAGCGAAAGAACTTTTAGGAGTCAATAAGTTCGAGTTTGAAAGCGTATTTGAATTAGACCGATTAGGGATAGAATGTATCGGTGATAAAAAACCGATTAAGTTGAATGAGTTGGTTGTTATTCACGGACACGAATACAAATTTGCAATAAGCAACCCGGTGAACCCGGCACGTGGACTTTATCTAAAGAGTAAAGTGAACACGGTTACACATCACTTCCATCAATCGAGCCAACATAGTGAAAAGAACATTGAGGACAAAGTTACTTCTTGTTGGTCTTTGGGATGTCTGTCTGAATTACACCCGGAATATATGCCTTTGAATAAATGGAATCACGGATTTGCTATAGTGGAAACAATGGGCGATAAATTGTTTAATGTTTATTCTTATAAAATAATCGATAACAAAATATATTCGGAATAATAATGAACACATTAAGGTTCCTGACTAAAGAAGACATAAGATTTTTAGAACTATGGCACTTAAAAGCCACCAAAGGAATTAGCACTTTGGAGTTTTTAGAAAGGATAAAGACTTTTAGGTGTCGTAGGTTTTATGTTAGAATTATCAACGGAACTCTTACTTAATTACATTTTCTCCGAGATGTATGAGAGTAGGGGCTATGGGGCTGAATAAGCCCCAAAGATTGAGGTAAATATGAAAAAACTACTTTTATTATTACTTATCCCTTATTTAATCTTTGCTCAAGATGTTTTGCGCTTAGGTGCGTATAACGGAACTACTTCTTATTGGTTTCAGACAGGGCAAACCAAAGACGGAGCAAGACTTTATTTTAATAAAGATAAACAGAAATATTATTACATCACAAATTTACTTGGCGAAAAAGATACTATCCCTTTAGGGGTAGATACTGCGGGAAATTACACTTGGGCAGGTAAACATACTTTTAAGAATATAGTAACGTTTGACTCTACGGTCTATGCGGATTCAGGTCAATTTTGGGGAAGTAAATCATTCGTTCCCGGATGGGCTGGTTCAGGATGGAAACTTGACTATGGGATAACCGATAGTGGGCGTACAAGTCTTACCTTAGATGATCTAACTATAAGGGGTAGATTATCGGTTTATGAATTATTAGTCCGGCAGATAAGAGCCGTAAACGGGAATTTATTTGTTACATCTTCGGCTAAGGTAAAAGAGATTAGCGGTGATGACATATTATTTGACGATCCTACCGAGAATAATTTATGCCCTTTTAGTGAGGGTGATTTATTACTTGCACAAAGATATGACCCTTCGGGAGATTTGATAAGACAGGTTAAGGCAACTGTAATAAGTGTAAGCGGTGCATCGGTAGAGGTAAGTTACGATACGGGAGAATTTAGGAAAGGTGATGAAGTTGTAAGAGTAGGTAATACAACCGATGCGACAAAAAGAGGCAGTATATACTTAAGTGCCGATGACGTAGGTTCGCCGTATATGATGGTGATTGACGGAGTTAGTTCTTGGGCTGAATGGGGTTCGTTTGATAAAGTAAAAGTAATAGTAGGGAAAATAGACGGTGTTGTTCATCCATATTGGGGTGAATTATCGGGCTATGGATTATTAGCTGATAATGTTTACTTGGATAACGCTTATTTCAGAGGAGAGGCAGTATTTACTAACCCTGGAGATATTGCCGATTCGTTAAAGAATTACCTTTCAATAAGTGCGAACTGGGATTCCTTAACTAACAGACCTACATATTTTAATACTCCATCGGGAAGCGGATTATTCCTTTCAGCTACACACATGGGTTATTACACAGGCGGGGCTTGGAAAACCTATTGGGATAATTCGGGGAATATGGTTCTTGGAAATATAGGTGCAGGCGGTCAAGGATTTAGTTGGAATCAATCAGCAGGCACGATGTCAATATCCGGTTCTTTGAAAATATTTAACAAACAAGAAATTTCAGATTCGTTAAAATTTTCTACTGTATTTAGACAAGCGAGTGCGCCTACAATACGACCGGATGGGACGAGTTTAAAAGACAACGATCTTTGGATTGATAGTGATGACAATAATAGAAGATATATTCGTTCAGGCGGTTCGTGGGTTTCTATAAGTGCGGGATGGATTAATCCTACGTGGACTTCAGGCACTTCTTTCCCAGGTTCGCCTGCTGAGGGAGATTGGCATTTCTGGACCGGTGCTGAGGGGACATATCGTAAAAATACGTGGTATCAATATGTAAGTTCAACTTGGACAGCAAGGGGTCTTTATGGTACCTACATAGATGACACCGGATTATACACAGGAACGGTCGTTGCAAATAATATTCTCGCTGGTACGGGTCTTATAAATAATCTTTCTGTGTTATCAACTTTAACGGTGGGTTCTGCAGGTACTGACGGCTATATACAAAGTTACGGATGGAACGGTACGGTAAACGGATTCCAAATTAAAGGTGGCAGCACACCGACTATAAATTTAATCGGTGGTAGTTTTACAAGCTCAACTATTACAGGCGGGACGTTAAGTATAGGTTCTGGTAATAATATTTTCAAAGCAACATCAGACGGTATACAATTAGGACATGCAACATTTGGAAGTGCGCCTTTTAGAGTTACAATGGCGGGAGCTTTAACGGCGAGCAATGCAACAATAAGCGGTGGAACTATCGGTGGTTTTTCGATTGGAGGGAATTATTTTACATCTAATAATATGGGTTTATATTCGGGTGCAACTTCTATGTTGTTGCTCGGACATGCTACAGACTATGCAAGTGCAAAGATAGGTTTTAAGAATGACGGAAGTGGTAAAGTAGCCAGTGGAAATTTTTATTGGGACGCTTCAGGTAATATAACGGCGAGTACAATTACTTTAACAAATAGCACAGGCACAGGAATAAATTTAATAAGTGGTGAGTCGAAAAGTTCCGCAACGATGACTTACGCAAGAGGTGTAGCGGGAACTGAATCCGGTTATTGGCTTGGTGATTTTGGTGGAACGCCGTTATTTTTTATAGGAAGTTCAGCAACAAAACATCTCAAGTATGACGATAGTGGCAATCTTTCAATGGTAGGAGGTACTATTACAGGCGGAACTATACAGACGGCTACGGGTGGAAAAAGAATAACTATTCGGAGTGCTGAAAATAGAATGGATTATTGGAACGCTTCGGGAGATAATATAGGTGGGCTGATATATAATGCGGCTGATGCAAATGGTTTGCAATTGTTTTCAATTGGACAGCTTTCTTTATTATCAGGTTATGATGACCTATCTTTATCTGGTAATAATATAAACATAACCGGAGCGCCACTTAAACTTGATGTAGGTGGTCTTTATATGGATAATTTAGGTTATGGAACTGGAAAAATCTATTTTGGTTCAAGTGCAGATGTCAATCTTTATAGAAGTGCAGCGAATACCTTAAAAACAGATGATGATTTTATAGGTGAGAATATCTATTCACCGGGTAGTATAAATATAGGTACTCCCGCATCTAAGTATTTTACGGTGGATTCAGACGGAGCTATAACTAAAGTAAACAACACGGCTGCAAGTGGAAACCAATATAAAGTCTTGGCAAGTAATAATACAAGTTTCACACCAGTAACCTTAAGCAGTTCACACTTACCCAGTGAAGTAGTTTATACAAATACAGCGCAAACAATAAGCGGAGCAAAAACTTTATCGGGTGTGCAATCATTTAGTAATGAAGTAAGAACAACAAATGTTTTAACGGTTTACGGAACGGGGTCTTATAGTGTTGCGGGATACAATGTAGTTACAGCAACTCCTCCAAGTTCAGGGCATACAATCACGTTAACGGGTATGGCAACGGGTCAAAATATATTTGTTACCAATACAAGCGGTTCGCTATCAATAACAATATGCGGTGTTAGTTTACCTGCAGGCAAATCTATGTACGCCAGGTATAACGGTAGTTCTTGGAATACGGTAATAGGGAATTAGTTGTGTAAAATGAATAAAAAATTTATTATATTAAAAGTGCTTAAAAGTTGTCAAAACATTATTAGCTCGAAGTGTTTTATATCCGTGAGGATATAAGTCGGTTGACAAGCCGAAGCACACTTCGGGTTAAAATACGAGGTCTAAAATGAAAAAATATTTATTCTTTTTTTTAATGTTGGTTTTACTCGCTTGTGGTCAAGAAATAAATGCTCCAGAGTCAAAACAAGGGGAAGCAGAAAAAACGAACATTAGCAGGAATGGTGTAGATACCCTAACTTTAGAGCGCATAAACTTTTCTAATTCGACCAGCAGTCTATATGGTTATCACGATGGGGTCTTTGGTCATGTAATAATTGATGCGAATTCCATCATAGTAAAATCAGCCCTTAAATTTATGATTAAAGGTGCATCCCAAACATTCGGGACTTTCGAAGTAGACAATGCAAAATTTTTAATCAGTGCTGATGGTGAATTAACAAAAGTAAACGATTTGCACGCTTCTGAGTACAAGGGCTATATAATAAAGAGTGATGGAGACAGTTTTACTCCTCAAAGAGTCGCAATGTGGAGAGGTGAACTTTACGAAGACCCTTTAGACGGAGCGAGTGGAGACACTTATTACAATTTGCCAACAAACAAAGAAAGAATATTTGTAAAAAATAATTGGCAAGACAGAAAATAGTAAAATAGGAAGTAGTAAGTTTTAGTATAATCGGTAATTCGATAAAAAGAAGCCGATATTGGACGATGTAAGTCCGGTATCGGTTTTTTTATTTTTAAATAAAAAACGGAGAAAAAATGAAGAAGTTATTAGTAATATTTTTTATAGCAGTTAGCATTTACGGACAAACAGACAGTTTAAAAGCACACCTTCAACAAGTAGCTTATGAAGAAATGAGGGTTAACATAAGAGTAATGGAAGTTAAGAGTACAATTTTTGACCTACAGGAAGAACTTAAGGAATTATACAAATACAAAGACATTATAGACCGCAGAAAAAAAGAAGTAGAACTATTAATACTACAGGGGAAAGATAAGGAGAAATAACAATGGGACGCAGAGAGGATATTTGGAACAAGACGTGGGCAGTAAACCCAACGGCTGCAAATAGGTTTGATAATTACGATACACCTTTTAATTACAGTAATATGAGCAGTATTCTTGACCAAATTTATGACAGGAATAAAGGTGATGTGATTAAACAGGGTAATATGGCTTCGTCAAAAGCGAAACGAGGTTCATTAGCGAGGTTATCCTCTCAAGGAATTACGGGCGGAAGTACGTTTATGGATTATATGAATAATGCTGATGCAGACATACTTGACCAAACCCAAAGTGTATTAGGGCAGTTAGGCACAAATAGAATGGCTCAAAGTGTACCTTTAATGCAAATGGAAAACCAAAATAAGTTTAACGTTACACAGGCGGGGCAGAGTACAGACTTTCAGAACATAATGAACGAACTTAGAAAAATGGGCATATTGCAAGGGCAGGTAAACGATTGGGAACAAATGGATATGCAGAGAGATGCACAGCCGGGATTCTTAGACGATTTATTTAGCGGGTTAGGATTAGTCACACAGGTATTAAGCATACCTACAGGGGAAAACACTAATGTTTTAACAGAATTATTTCCTTCGTTAAAGGGGTAAGATATGGCAGGTAATTTATTTAGAGCGACACAAAGGACGGGCGGACTTCAGCCGGTATTAGATTTATTCCGTTCCATTCAACAAGAGAGAGAGAAAAAAGATTACTACAACAATTTAGCCGATTTAGCGGGTAGGACACAGAGAAATATATCTGAGATAAAAGGCGGGTTTGACCCGAATATGACTTTTATGCCTGGGCGTGGAAGTTCTGTAAACCAAGCGCAACCTTTTGACACAAAGAATCTTTTAGGTATTGATCCTAATCTTATTTCTGATACGCCTCAAGTACCCTTAAGACCATCAAGACCTCAAGAACCGCAAATAGATGCAGGCACACCGGGAGATTATCTTTTGGGAGATGCTTTACTAAACCAAGAGGGAACTGGTTACGACAGAAAGAAAATGTATAACTTAGCCGGGGATGAACTAAGAAACAGTTTACTCCAAATGATAAGCGATGAGAATGCGGATTTACCAAGAGTTAATGCGTTAGGGAATTTGTTGGGTAACGAAGTGGCGAGTATGAAGCCGGGACAAATGACACCGATAAATCAAAATGTAAAAGCATTTATTGATGATGACGGAAAGATAGTTCAGAATCCTTTTTATGAAAGGACTACATCACAAAGAAATCCTTTAAGTAAAGTTGGCAACGATGGATATATCCACCATTGGGACGAGAACGAAAATAAATATACGAAAACCAACTTAAGAGCTAAGGAAGAAAAGACCGAGAAGGTAGAAAAATTACCGGATGTTTCTAAAAATATTGCCGAAGCAAGAGAAGGAATTAAAAAGATTAAGGACTTAAAATCTACAAGGAAAGCAACGGATAAAGGTAGCGAGTATAGAATAACCGGAGAAGAAAGAGGAGAAACTGGTTATAAGAAAGGTAAACTTTATCCTATAAACGAAGAAGAATTTGGGAAACGTAGAAATAAATTAAAACAGCAATATACCAAACCGATTATTGAAGCCGTTCAGAAAAGAGGTTTACAAGAAGCTATTGACGTAATTAGAGAAGAATCCGAAAAGAGGGGTATGAAATCTTTAGATAAAATAGAAAACGCAATAGATAGTTTCATAAGAGTAAACCCGGATTACAGCACAGACAAAGAAACGTTAAAAGCATATTTTGAATTATTCTTGCTTTGAGGGATAAGAAATGTTGCCAATAAAAAGAAGACCTATCAACAGAAATATATTTGGTGATGAAAACGAAGTATCTACATTGGAAAGTCCGAATAAAACACCTCTCAATAGAAAACCTATCAACAGAGATTTTTTATCTGATGCGCCTATAATAGAGCAACAAGAAACCGAACAAAGCAAACAACCATCATTAGCAACTCAAGAACTAAACAGATATTTCGGCGATCCTTTAACCGGAGACGGTCAGATAAGACAGAATGAACTTGGGTTAAGCAATAAAGACAAAGACCGTGTTTATGACATAGCCAAGAAAAGAATAAAGCCCGAAGATGTTTTAGGGTTATTAGAACCGTCTCAGCCGAAAGGGAATATTTTAAGTACAATTATACCGGATGCAAAAGCAGAACCGAAATTTGATTCTTTCTTAGGAGATATTTCACCTATTAAAGATACTAAGGCGCAACCTTCAACATTAACACCCGCAGAATCTACACAAGGATTTCAAAAAGAAAGTCTTAACAGACAATTACTAAAAGATATTTACGGGTTAAGTGATGAAGAAATTAATAAAGGAAGTTCTAAAAAAGCAGAAAGTATTTTGTTAGGTATTGAACAACAAGGAAAGATTAACCAAAAAGAATATGATGAGATAGTTAAATCACTTGACACTAACACGAAGAACTTAGAAAAACTTCACATAAAGATTAACACGTTAAAAGATAATATTAAAACTCCGCAAGACTTAGAAACCTTTAACCAAAGTATAGAAGAATATAATCAATTACTTAACCAGATAAATCCAAGTTTTAAGAGATTGATTGAATTAGATAAAAGCGGTGGGGAACTTGCAGACCGTTCAAAATTAGCACAGGATTATTTAAGCAGAAGTCAAAGGGAAGAAAGCAATGTTGGTGATTTACCAAAAGAATTTTGGAAGACATTGAAGTATATGCCACAACAAGCCATTGGCGGAAGTTTAGAAATGCTTAACGAAATCTTAGCTCAAATGAATTTAAACAAAGGAATACTTTACGATCCAGAGCAAACAGCTATTAAAAAAGCGGGTACGTGGTTACGTGAACAAGGTAAGTTAAAAGAAAGAGAATTAAAACCAAAGACCGGATTTTGGGGTGAACTTGGAAGCGGTGCAGCTACAATGGCAATAGCAGCCCCTTTAACAGCCGGAGTTTCAGTTGCTACAGGTAATCCAGTAGCGGGATTTGTAGCGGGTTTTATCCCTTCATTTGTTTTAGAAGGCGGGTTAGCTTATAACGAAGCTAAAGAATACGGACTTAGTGATAAAGAAGCATCTTTATATTCTTTGCCCGTAGGTTTAATTAGCGGAGCTATTGAACAGTTGAGTGAACTTAAGATATTGAAGAAGTTAGGACTTACAAAAAAGATTGCTCAAGAAGTAACCGAAAAACTTGCACAGAAAAAGTTATTGCCTAAAATTGGCGAAGCTATGATAACTGGTGCAAAGTGGGAAGGAATAGAAGAACTATCTCAAGAAATCACCCAGTTAATTTCCGAAAGTTTATATAAACGTTCCGAAGATTTACCCGGATTAAACGAGATATTAGAACGCATAAGTACAAGTGCATTATACGGAAGTATTTTAGGCGGGTTTATGGGCGGAGGTACTGCATTATTAACACATCCTCAGAGTAAAAAAATAGCCAAAGATTTAGGCATAAGATTAAAAGCAGCCGAAGAAAGAACACTACAGGACGATACCGATAGAATAGAACAGATTAATAAATTATTTGACCGTAAGCAACCGATTCAAGAAAGAACGTCTCAACCACAAATGGGAGAAAGGATAATCCCCGATGCAGAACAACAAACGGCAGACTTGCCAAGTTTAGAAGAATTACAAGGAATTAAAAATGAACCAGTACGAACAGATATTGCAGAGTTACCTAAAGAGAGGAGTACCGCTAAAGACAGCCAAGAAGTTGGCGAAGAAAAAACTACTGACTTTGAAAAAGTAACGCAGAGAATTAAAGAAGCGGGAATTACTGAACAGCAAGATATTGAAGATATTATAGCTGAGGCTGAGTTAGTTCAACAGGACGAGCCGGGAAAAACTATTGATGCGATAATAGATGAATCTTTGAGTTACTATAAAGGTTTACAGCAACCAAAAGTAGATAACAACGCAAACGCAATAAAGAATTTAGCTGAGAGAGGGCGTAAACCGGAAGAAATATCTAAGGCATTGAACGTGCCGATTGAAGAAGTAGCTAAACTTGTTCAGGAAAAACCCAAAACAGAAATTGCCGAACAGAAACCTTTAGAACCTCAACCTATCGAGAATGTCGAACAGTCGCCAACCAAATTATCTAATATTGATTATGCGACCGTAGAGAAATCCTTGAAAGATATTCCAGATTTACAAAAAAAACCTACAGGTTGGAAGTTATTCGAGACGAAGAAAGGAGAAAAATCTTTTGCATTAGTTGATCCAAATACAAAAGAGTATAAAACGTTTAATTCTTACCCTGAGGCACG